TCTAATGCGGTTGCATATATTTGAAACTCACCATTATTTGCAGTATTAAATCCAAATGAACCTACTGCACTACTTCTAATACTTGTACCGCTTACACTACTAGAGAATGTAGCTGCTCCACCGTATGCAAATGTTATCCTATCAGAAACACCATCATTAAATACTAAATTGTTTGATGAGTTATTTTTTATTTGCCATTGTACTACTGTATTACTTAAGTATAACGAAGGGTTAGTTGCATTAGCTATTTGAACATATTGTCCATCAACTCTTACAAGACCACTAAACCTTCCTGTACCATTAACATCTAGCAAGTATGTAGATTCAGTAGTTGCTCCAATTAAAAATCTACCACTCTGTGTAAGAATTGCTTGTGGTGTTCCTGTTGCAGTTGTTCCTGAAAATAAACCTAATCCAAAAACACTTGAATACGAAGTAAGACCTATTCCCCAAAAATTAGAACCTGTATTATCATAAACTGCAATTTTAGAACTTGTTGTATTTGCAGTTGATATACCTAAACTTATTTGTGCTAGAGTTGCAGTACCCTTAACTCCTAATTGACTACTAGCATTCAAGGTCATTGCTTGGGTAAAGGTTATAGCTGCACCTGCTGTTCCTGAAGGAGCGGTAAACCAAGCATAGTTACCACCACTTGTTTGTGTAACCATTGTTGCAGGGAATGAAGAAACTTTATATATCCAATTTGAGCCATTATAAAAAGCGTTGTTTGTAATATATCCATTTGGAATTGCTGCTGCCGTATACGAACTAAAAGAAACTCCATTTCCTAATTCTAAAGCAGTGATAGCACTCCACGCACTCGGTGTAACTCCTAATCCTAAATTGCCTGAAGAATTAAGAACCATTTTAGTACTTGCAAAAATATTAAAATATAACTCACTTGCATCTAAAGTAAATCTTTTGTAAACAGTATTAGCATTGTTTACAGTTGTAAAGTATGGTCCACTTGCGTCATAGTCAAAATTGTACATATTTGTACCATTACTAATTTGGACTAATCCACCTGTGCTTGTTGTTTTACCAATTAATATATTTGTTCCATTATCATAAACTAAACTATTCCCTATTGTATATGTACCATTTATTTTAGGTAAATATCCCGATGTCCAAGTTCCACTTGCTAACACAGGATTAGTTAAAGCACTTTGCTTATTATTAAATGTTGTCCAATCGGCACTTGATAATGCCCCTCTATTTGTTGCACTTGCAGTTGGTACATTTAAAGTAATTACAGGAGTTGTTGTACTATTTGCAACTGTTGAACTTAAATCCGTTCCACTTGTTCCTATTGTTAAAGCAGCTACGCTTGTAACTGTTCCCCCACTTGAAGGTGAAGTATTTGTTATAGTAAAGTTTGGATAAGTTCCTGTTACACTAATTCCTGTACTTGCAGTTAAAGCAACCACTTGGTCAGGAGCAGAGTTTGTTATAACACCTGTTGTATTGTTATAACTTATTCCTACACCTGCACTTAAAGAACCTAAAGTAATATAGTTAGAACCATTAGTTATTTGGTTGTTGTTTGTAGGGATTGTTATTACCCCTGTTGTAGAGTTATAAGCACCGCTACCTGCTACGAATGATAAAGCTAATCTTGCTCTTGAATCAGTAAAGTAAAGGTTACCACTTTCAGTAACTTGTGCAGTTGTATAATCACCACTTGTTGCTACCACTGCTCCTGTTCTACCGAATACCGAAGTAACAGGATAAGATATGTCGCTTGTTAAAGCCAAAGTTCCTGTTGCATTAGGGAAAGTAAAAGTATATCCTGTTGCAGATGGTAAAGTAAATGAATTACTAATACCACCACCACTTGTGAACTTAACTCCATTAGTCAATCCGCCTAAATTCATATACCCTGCTAAAGAGTTACTTGAAGCATTTTGTAAGAATATGCCTCCGTTGTTTTTAGTAGCATCCGTAAAAGTCTTTGTTCCACCTATTGTTTGTGCAGTAGTTAAATCTACATAGTTTGCTAAATCACTTGTTAATGATATAGTACCACTTGCATTAGGGAAATTATAAGTATTACTTGCAGCAGAAAATTGTAAGTTATTATTATAAACAGTTGAAACAGGTTTAGTTAAAATTGTAATACCTGAACCATTACTACCTAATCCAACATATCCTAATGCAGGAGTAGGGTAGTATCCTGTTTGCATAACTAAACCGATGTCAAAAGTTGATACAGTACTAAATGTTTTAGCACCTGCTATTGTTTGAGTTCCTGTTGTAATTAACCCCCTTGCAGTTGCACTCGCATCAGGAATGTTGAAAGTATGCGTAGCCGTTGTACTTGAAATATTGAAATCCGTTCCACTTGTTCCTGTTTGAAAATATTGAACTTGAGCAGTCAAACCATTCAATGCAGTAATACCTGTACTAAATGTTGTTATAATTTGGCACAAATGACCATCTTGAGTATGAATAGTTGTAGTCTTACCACCGCTATTTGTAGAATATAATTTAACCGCTAATCTATCCGTTAAAGTCAAACTTGTATCAGGAACTGCCATCGCAAAAGTGTAAAGATTCAAAGCAGTACCATCGTATATAATCTCATTAGAACTTGTAGCAATCAAAGTAAAAGTAGTTCCATCGTACTTATAAAGTTCAGCATACATCTGCGGTGTACCTCCGTTAGAACTCATTGAAGCATAAATCTCATAGTTCCAATTTCCTGCTGGTATGTTTAATTGTGCAGGGTCGTTAGCATCCGTTAAGAAAGCTACTATAAAACCATCCCCTGATTTAGCGAAATCAACCCCTGTTCCTACCACCGCAGTTTTACTCATTTCGTAATAAGTAGTACCACCAATAGTGCCTTGACTTGTTCCTCCGTTAAGATAATACGAAACCGAAGAACCGCCACCGCCACTTGAAGGGAAATCTGCTAAAGTACCATCTCCCCTGATATATTGTGAAGCAACACCTGCTCCTGTTACTGCAATCGTTCCATTAGCCGTTAAAGGGCTATTTGCGACACTAAAAGCACTTGGCATAGATAAACCTATGGAAGTGATTAAAGTAGGGAAGGTTGTTAAGTTTCCTGCTCCGTTTACATATTGTAAATTAGTTCCGTTAAATCCTATGTTAATCGTTCCGCTTGTAGTAATTGGTGAGCCTGTGATATTTAAACTATCTCCGCTTTCAGTAATCGCCACACTCGTAACTGTTCCTGTTGCTCCTGAAGCCCTTTGCCAAATAGAACCGCTATAAATAACTTGGTCTCCCACTACAAAAGCAATCGCACCAGCACCAAAGTCAACTGTTCCTGCCACATTACATAAGTAAACATCACCTTGATTTCCTGTACCATTTACAAGGGTTGGTGTGTTAGTAGCAGCACTCCAAGTTCCTTTATACTCCATAACCGAGTTAGGTAATTGACTTACTAATATCTTACCATTGACATCAAGTCTTGGCACACCATTAGCAACATCAAATCCTAATGAAGTCAATACTCCACTTGTTCCAATAATTACATCTTGTAAATTCCTCACTTTCGCACCTGCTGAAACAACTATTTGATTTGCCATCTTATATTAATTTATAACTAAATTATTGAAATAATGCCCTAATAAACTCACCACTTTCTAATACCCTTCCAAATGTCAAAATCCCTGTTGCACTTACCCACTTCACTTGCTCATCAACTGGTGTTCCTGTAATCAATATATCCTGAACATCAATACCACCACGAGAAACATAAAGACAAGATTTTCCTATCATATCCGAATAAGTAATTGTAGTTTCTCCACCTGCTGCAATTGTTCCCTTTGTGTAAACCGCACCTCCAGCAACAATTACAACCCCTTCAGGATTGATTGTTGTTCCTGTTGTTCCATAAGCACCTGTACCTTGTAACGATACACTATACGTTGCTATGCTTTTATAAGGTGCATTTATTTGTAATGAATTTAAATTACAATTACCACTAATTACTACTAAACCATCAACTCCATTGTCAATAACAAACTTTACTAAAATTGTAGTTCTATCTTGTTGTTGCTCAAGTAAGAATAAATAGCCATAACCATCCAAAGTTATAAGACCATCACAAGATACACTCCAAGTTGCAGTATCGTTCTTGTATTCTCTATACCACGCACTTGTTTGGCTTGTTACCTCTTTTTGGTCAACACTTACACTAAATGTGCAATTTGTAGAACACGAAAAAGCAATATCCCTACCTTCAGGATAAGCCTCCGAAGCTGGTTCGTGATAATACAACATTATATTTTTTCCTATTACATTGTCTGCCATAACTACAAATTTAAGTATATATTCCTATTATCACTCCATCAACCCTTATTTGGTAAACTTTTGTATTTGGGAATACTGTTACAACTTTATACCATAAGTAATCTCCATTGAAAGTTAATCCACCATCTTCATCCTCATAAAACACATCTCCATAGTCAGGGTCAGTAATTCCATCTAATGTGTAAATTAGACTTGTTGTTAATGTTCCTGCATAAGCCTCTGCACTTGTCAAATATCCATTAGACCTTAAATGTTCAACCGAAGGAACAAATGGCGGTGTACTTGTTGAGTTTATTATTTCGTATATATTAGCCTCTACATTATCGCTATTAATATCTAATAATGTTCCTTGAATAGTATCATTAAACAAATCAATTGTTGTATTTCCTACCATATACTGCTTATTAGCAACACTTATTTGTGCTGGGTCAGTATCAGTTGCCTTTATTCTCATTGCACCACTAAATCTACCTTCATCGGTATTCATACCCATAAAACTTGAATCTATATTAATTACATTCTTATTTAGATTATTAGAATACTGCCTAATTATTAATTGGCTTAATGAACGATACTTATCGGATAAATATTCGTAACGATACCAATTCTTTAAGTTTAAACCATCTTCATCGGCTAAAAATCCCTTATAAGAATAGTACCCATTGTAAGAATCATTAAATCCTAAATCCAAATCTGCACTAAATACATATTCATCCGTATTATTTAATGAAGCAATACATTGATAAGATTGAAAAGCAGGTTGAATAGTAAATATAAAATTACTTACTGTATTTGCAATTACTGTTGATTTCCAATAAGATGAAGCAGCTTTTGCTAATACATATTCAAAATAAATTGTGCCTGATTCGGGTGCAGGTGGTAAAGTCAAACTTAATTCAGTAAGTGTTACTTCGGCATCATAAGGCTCAAAATAATAACTTGAACCACCAAACTCCCATTCTCTATTATTATCTATGCTATAAAAACCTGCTGGTGTTTGTAATTGTATTCTCAATATAAAGAAAGCATCAGGAACAGTTGCACCAACTGCTACAAGATTTGAATTAAAAGAAATACGCACTACTTCATTAAAAGCTATATTAGGAAAATATGTAGGTTTTATTGAAGCGTTATATGGTGCTACAACATTTGTAATATCTATGTAATAATCATTTGATAATTTACTTGGATATGGTGCTATAAATATTAACGCACCATTTACATCTTCGGTCCACGCATAACCGTGAAAAAGAGTACCCGAATAAAATATTTGCTTTAAATCTCCATTAGTAATATAATTTGAAGGATATTCAATTTGTTTGTCAAATTGCACTTTGTTATAACCTTTTCTCAATAGTTTCATTTGACTATTATCAACAAAAAATAAACCTGTTGTATTGTCCACAAAACCATCTATTAAACCATTAAAACTTGTAGTTCCTGAATCAACAACTAACCCAGCATTATCATATTCAGTAAACCAATATGTTTCTTGTGCAAATTGTGAAACTGCTAATATTTGCCATTTTCCTTGTGCTTGAAATAATCTTGCACCAAATCCTTTTACTATTTTAGTTAAAACTGACAAACAATTATCTACCTGATAATCATTAGTAATAAATAAAGCAAAATTTAAATATGATTGCTTTAATGGGTCAGCCCAACTAACATCCGACCTATCATCCATTCCATCTGCGTAATAACTTATTCCAGTTATAACATTTAAGTTAGTAGGAAATGCTATTGCGTTTAATGAATTTATTATGTAAAACAAACAGTCATTAAAATCACTTAAAACATAATCTTCAGCTAATGGATAATTAATCTTTTCTAATATACCCAAACCATCTACTGCGTTAAAAGATAACTCCTTCCTTCCTGTTGTAAATGCAAATTGAACGCTATCACTTAATGCCCATCCTTGCCACTCTAAAGTTTCATCATAGTAAAGTTTACATAAATACTTTCTATCGTTTAATGTTGTTAAGTTTGGCATATTTTCAATGTCATCCGTAACATCAATTCCAATACTTAATTGACTTACATAAATAGGCTCAAAAATATCATCGCTTCTAGGGATATATTGCAACTGAATTGTAGTTGCAGGATATTCAATTAAAGCACCAGCATATCCGTCTTCTAACATATACAATATTGAAATACTACCACTTTTGGTAGCCATTGTAATTTTATATTTATTAACGTATGCCATTATACTCCTCTCCTTAAGTTAAGTGAATAATTAGACCTTTGCATTGCTAAAACCAAATCATTTCCTCTTAATACAAATGAACCTCCACTTATTCCACCTCCTGAATTAGCACCACTAGCAAAAGCATTATTTAAAAAACCATCTAATTTAGATAATGGCATTATTGCTTCACTTTCTCCACCCTCACCTACCATTGCAAATGTTGGTTTGCTTACTATTCCACCTTCTGCTAATTTTGGAAATCCTAGTAACTTACCTAATCCACCAAATATATCACCACCGCTTGAAGGAACAGGAACACCGCCCATTCCTAATGCAGTCATAATAGCTTTAAATATCAAAGCCTGAACAACCATTTGTGCCAATTCTAATACCATATTTCTAAACATATTTGTAACTGCTTCTCCAATATTTTCTCCTTGAGCAAGTGCTTGAAATATACTACCAACACCTTGTGCAATATAACTTGCAGTTGTTGCTGCTTCGTTTAATAAAAAATTAAATTTAGCTTGTTCACTTGCTGCCTGATTTATTGCATCTGCCTCTACAAGTGCTTGAGATGGTCCACGACCCAAAATCCCTTGTGGTGCTGCTGGTGCAACAGGTGAAACAGGTTTATCAGTTGGTAAAAATGTTCCAACTTGTTCGGCAGTTAATTTAGTAAACGCTTTATAGTTTTTAGTTACTTCTATAATAGTTTTATCTAAT